TTTTCCCCCCCCCCCCACTAATGGGCTTATTATCAACGTTTTGCATAGCTTTATAGTTTTAGTTGTTAATTAAATCGTAATCCATTACCTTCATTATAGATTTGTAAAATCTCCTGCTCTGAGAGCGTTCTATTCCATACGCCCAATTGTTCGGCTACGGCCAACGAGCTTGCTAACGCCGAGCTAAAATTAAGATTATTGTTCACTGAGGTCTCAAAGGATGTTTTTACACCATTTATATATAAGATGCTGTTTTTTGCGACAAATACGTGTACCCAATCGTCATTAGGCAAAACATATTGAGGAGTTTTTTGCGTTATCGTTGTCGAATACGTTACATATACCCTGCGGTAATTTTGGCTTAAATCAATCACAAATCCACTCCATAACGGCGATGGTGCCCACAGGACATTCTGTTCAGCTACAGCACGATTGTATGTGCCGTCAAAATAAGTCATGTACTTAACCCAGATTGACATCGACCAATCGGTCAATAAACCAATCGCAGGGGTTGTAAATCCCGCTCCTGCTGGGCTTTTTGTGTACATCGCTGTGTAAAACAAAGCATTTTTCATTTTTCCAGCGATATAATCTGGAGCGACTGTTGCATTAAAATCGTTTCCACCGATTTTTTCAGTCAAATCCCCATTAAACTCCCACATCCGAATCAGCCCTGCTTTCAGCCCGTCATCCCATACCGCAGTGTCCCCACCGCCCAGCATTCTTTCCCTGACAAACATATTACGCCTCCTTTACCGCTAAATGATACTTCCCTGTTTCGCTCGACCTGAAAACATGAATCTCAATCTCATCACCCGCAGCAAGCGTATATGAAGCCTCGATAAACGTCACGTTGTAATCACCGCCCGCTGACGGCATCGCAATTATCGCCGCAGCAGTAGCAACCACATCAATCACAAACGCCTTGTCATTCACCGCAACCGAAGCAATCGAAAACGACTGATTCGATGAAATATTCACATGCGTAATATGCTTTGTGATAGCAAGTGCGTTAAGGCTCGAAAGCGTACCGCCATTACCTTCAAAGTCAGATTTAGCCTTTGCGGTCGAATCAAAATCAAACGTCGACAACCCTTTTCCAGAAACCTGCTCAACAAACTTGCCGTCCGCCTCAATAATCGTATAGTAATCCGTCAAATCAACCTTTGCACCCTCAATAGGTAGCTTATCCGAGCCGTCCCACCAATAATCGGGTACTTCATTATCACGTATATAGAAGTTATCGCCAATCTGCAACGTAGCCACGTTGGTAGGATTCAAAAGCCACGCATCCAAATCAGCCAATGTATTGAACACAATAGCCCGCTCTTTACCCTCCGCTATCGCACGTGCATCAGCAACAGCATTACGTATGTCCTGATGAGCAGTCGATGAACTGTTGTGTGTCGACAAATCAGAAGCCTGCAAAGCTGTATCCGCCTTAGCTCCCTGTGCCGCAGTAGCTGCGCCAACTTCCGAAGCTGTATAAGTAGGTTTTGTAGATTGTTTTGCCCACGCCGGCACGGTCGGGTCACTCTCCGTAAATGACTGCAAAGCCGAATCAGCCCTGCCAAGCGAAGTTTGAACGCCCGAATCCATATCCGAAACAGAAACAGTCGTCTTAAACGCCAAAGTACCCAAATCCGTGAACCATTTCCGAATCTTCCCGAACAATGTAGGAACACTCTCGTCCGACACAATATTCGTGCGTGTGCCTGCCTCAGTAAACGACACATTCACGCCCTCAATGTCAACAGTAGCCGCAGCCTCTATCCCTGTATCAACATAATCCTGCAACGTATCATCCCAATTGCCGTAATTGCCGTTCGACAATACTACAATTGATTTACCGGAAGCGCCCGGACTACCGGGACTACCCGGAGCGCCTTCCAACGAATTCAGGAAATCCTGTACTGTGCCTATATTGCCCTCGTCAAGCCATACTTTATACGCTGAATCACCGGGATCGCCTTTTTTCCCTTCCAAAGATTCAAGCCATTCTGTTTCTGTTCCGACAAAGCCATTTTCAACAGCCACATCGTATGCGGATTTGCCTGTTATGTTGGCAATTTCCTGCGGGGTCATGGTGTTGTAATCTAATCCTTTTCCCTCCAAAGATTTCAACCATTCGGCCTCAGTTCCGACAAAGCCATTTAGCAAAGCAACTTCGTAGGCGCTTAGTCCGTTAGAGCCTTTCAGCGAATTAAAAAACAAGAGTTCAGACCCGTAGTTTCCTTGTTCAATCCAAACCTGATAAGCAGATTTTCCAGGGTCACCCTGTTTGCCTTTCATTACAGATGCAGGTGCACGAAAAGCGTCTTCGCCTTCGATGATCAAAACATCACCGTTATCTACCTGCGGAGTGGTCGCCACAGGAAGGCTCCCAACCGATTTTACATTAAAAGCATATTCAGCCATTTTTTACTAAAATAAAAATGTTATTATATCTGTCGCCCAAGAGTATGTCGTCACCATCGGCAAGTACTACAAGGCGTTTAATTTCTTCTTTTTCCCACGGATTGAAAAGTATCGTAATTTCGTCAGACGAACCTGAAACAAATCCGTAAATCGCAATAGCTTTCTTGTCCAAATCGACGGTAACGACTTTTACCCTGCTAACGGTAATCCGTTTTTCCCACCGTTCAATTGAATCGTACACCTCATATACAAGCATCGGATCGACAGAGTTCATGGGTTTGTCAATGTATTTATAGACATCGCTACCGAACACAGGCCGTAACGGGTCGCTTCCCTTTATTGTTGTGAGTATGATATAGATACACTGCGCAATATCATCTATATCACGCACAGTATCAGCCGGATTGTTAAGGCTGATTTGCCAGTTTAATGTATTTTGTTCTATCATATTGATTCAATTATGAGTTGTGATTAATAGATTAATTGAATTTATGTTCCGGGTGTTGGCGGAGAAGTGGGGGAACTTGGCGCTGCCGACACATGTATATGGGTACCCAATCCTGTTTGTGTTGATGTTGCCGTTACCGTCATACCTTCGACCGCTGCCATTGACTTGATGTTGCTTGTCGCATCGATAGAGCCTGTTACGCTTACGTCCCCGGTAAAGTCTGCATCCCCTGTTACTTTCAAATCCCCTGTTAATTCCAGTGTGTCGCATTTGAGTGTCACTTTTTCGGACGCTTCAATTTCCGCCTCTTTTATTTTTGCTTCCAATGACGTATCGGGAGCATCAAAAAAGGCTTTGTGTGCCTCACAGTCGTAATATAGTTTTGCGCCATCAAAAAATTCAATCCCGAGCGTTTTGTCATTTGCCCAGTCCGGAGGAACATCAACATCGCTCCACAAAGCAGCAATCACAACACCCTGTTCACATTCACTATCCATCAAACAGGCTACCTGACTGCCGACTTCAATCGTATTCCAGACTTTGGCTGTTTTGGTTGACGTTGATGGCATAGGAAGCCAGGCCGAAACCATATCAACTTCATCAAATGACACACGAGCGTATCCGAGATATTCACCTGTACCCAATTCACTAATGATACCCCATCTAACCATTTTTTTTGACTTATTTTAATCCAACAATTTTAGCCCAGTCTTTTTCATCCTGCCCGCCTTTTTGAGTGATCACCTTTTCAAAAGTTTTTTTGTACGGTCCCTTGCGAACGGATATTTCAGTTGTGTAGCCGGTATCAACCGAAATACGGTGCGTACTTTCTTTGATCGTCCATTTACCCGAAAAAGCGCCGAATCCTTCCATGTCAATGTTTACTCCCGCAACCAAAAGCGGATTTCCGTCTGTCGAAAAACTTCCGGTTAATTTATCCTTGTTCATCTCGCGGATAGCGCCTTCTGTTACCGCTTCAGCCTGACTTGCATTTTCGACACGTCCACCGACAACGATAGTGTCTTTTTTGGTCGGGTCGCCGCTGCTTACGATGTTCCAATTCGTAACCGTATTAGTCTTTATATCCCGTTGTGATACGGAGGCTTCCTCGTAGGTATCGGATGTTTTGTCTTTAAAACTATACCCTGAAAGTTGGTATCGTTTAAATGATGCAATCGAGTCTTCTTTCTCCAAATCTTCGGGATTCAGGAAAATCATTTGGTCGCCACGGACAGAAAAGATAATCCCGTACTTTCGTGCAACGCCCGACAGAAAGGATATATCGCTTTCGTTGTCCTGCGTTTTTCGGCCTACCTCAATGTTAGCCAGACGTGAAGTATCGCCAATCAGTTTTAAACCGTGCTTATCGGCAATAAACTGTGCAATATCTTTCAATGTCTGTTTTTCGTATGCGCGGCTGTTTCGGGTTCTCATGCTTTCGGTAATAGCCGCGGCTATGGCTTTGATGGTAAGCGTATCAGGATGGCCTGACAGTTCGATCTCATCTATTTCAAAGTTTCCACAATCCAACATGTTGCCGGGATAGCCCATTTTAAGGGTTAAAGTATCACCCTGCGAAGGATACCAGTCTGATTGCCATAATCCTTCAATGTCATCCAATATGATGCTAACCTCGTCGCTTGCCTCTTCTATTCTGTCCGAATATTCGACTTGCGACACATAACCGCTTATATCGTCCGTCACGTTTGTACCGTTTATCGTGACTTCGTAAACAGGAATTACAGCATAGACCTTTTCCATGGGGGCAGGTTTTTATTTTCAACGATTTCTGTGTTCTCAATAATCGGAACTACAAGGATTGTACCGGTCGGAAAAATGGCGTACATCGGCACAAACGGATTTGCTTCTGCCAATATACTTATTCCTTGCATGTTACCGTAAAATTTTTGAGCAAGGTTATCAATACGGTCATTTTCAATTGTCAAGTAGTTATAACTGTCCATATCCTTTGATATTAATTACCTCCTTCTTTGGTTGCTACAAATGCCGTTACCGGGGCCGCCCGTTTGGCAACCTTATCGGCTGCAGTTGACAGTTCGTTAGTGCGGATTTCGAGCGTGGTGATACTGGCCAGGCTGTCAATCTTTGCCAGGTTGTCAGCGTATGCAATTGCTTCATCCAATGATGCCGGAAGTTGTGAGGCACGCTGAATTATCTTTTGTGTCTTTGCGACTTTCGTTTTTGCTTCTGCATATAAATCCTTTGCAGCATTCGCCGTTTGTTTAACTTCCCGTATTCCACGACTAAGGCTTTTCGTTGATTTCTTTACTTCAGCAAGTGTGGATTTCGCCTTTTCTACGTTTGATTTTGCTGCCGAGAGGTCATTTGTGATCGCTTTTGCATCTGTCAAAACCGGTAAGGCAGGAACTTCCTTGACCTTTGTTGCCATTCCTTTGATTGCTTCCCCTTTCGGTTGCTCTTTTTCGCTTCCGGGCGGAGGAACGTATTCTTTCAGTGAAATACTGACCGCTACCGACCGTAATTCACCCTCAGCGGATGTGCGTTCGACATTTACATCAAGCGATGTGATAACAAATTTTCCGACCAACACACCGGTACCGGAGATAAACGGCAACACCTCACCTGACGTTTTTGCTTTCTTTAGAAGGTCAAGTGATTCAGCAGGGTCGCAAAAGTCATAAGAAAGCCTGATTTCAAGGTCGATAGATATAAGTTCTTCGGCTGTATACTGCATCGACGGCTTTGTGCCTATATGTGCTATCTCGCTGAATTTCGCGGCGTGTGTCTCACTCCATGAACGAGGAGTATTCAAACCTTCAAACTGTATATCTCCCAATTGCGCTAACATACCTCATTCTTACATGTTAATTGTCCATTGTCCGACTAACTGCATTTCGTTTGTTTTGGCTATCAGCGACCGTGTAAGCCTTGAGAATAGCCGTCCGTCAGCTGTGATAAGCCCCCACTCGTAAATATTCATTCCGACTGCCTGCAAAAATCCTACCGTAAAATTGAATTGTACCCATTTCGGGTCGTCTGTCAGGATTGGATGATACACAACGCCGGTCACGGGAACGCTAAACGGACTTGTAATCGCCGTATCGGTTAATGCCGGAGCTGTGCTGTTTGTTCCCATTGCCACACTGTTAATCGCAGCGCCTGATACGCCTGCCAAAGATTGCGCGGCTGCGAGGTATCCGACGTTGGTAATCATATTATCCCAGTCGTATTCCCGCGTTATCTCACCTTCACGGTTTACAACTTGGATGTGTAGGTGGCCGGTTAGTTTTATTTTGTCGTTCAGTATCATATTTATATATCATAATTATATTTCGTATGACCCCGATAATACAATGCTGACTCCCCCTGTCGAAAATGAATTGCCATTTACATTCATAACCAAAATATCGCCGTTTGGGTGGTTTGTTTGAAGTGGTTGGACCGTATAGGATACAAACATATTGGAAGAGGCTACAGTACCTATACCTTCATCTAAACGAGCAGGTCGATATGGAAGACCTGCAATCCTGAAGAAAAATGTATTTGAAGATGTAATTGTAACACTAAGCGATGCGTGAAAAAACACCCTGTTCATCACTCTATGCCAATCAATAGAACCGGTTAATGAAACGCCGGATGTCACAGATACCAGCGTTTCAGTCCCCGATTCAGGCGGCGCTAATAATGCTTCTAATTGATTGAACCTGTCTTCAATTGCTTGAAAGTATTTTCCTATCTCATATCTTCGCCATTCGGTTACGTCGGGCGAAGTCGATGTTTTTTTTAACAAGGTCATGTGTTCGTCGCCGTCTACATTTGATATTTCGGGAACGTCTGACCATAATACGGGGTTTGCTGCTACCGGCATAATTTTATTCTCCTATATTTTAAATTATTAAACATTCTTCGTTATCGTCTACCATAAATTCTTCAATATCATCGACAATCACGTCAAAGTAAGTCATCGCTTCGCCTATGATTTGAATTTCTAACATTTCACGCTCCCAATCTCCGATATATATCGGAGTTTCGTCAATATCCTGTAAAACAGGACGGAATAACCTGTCCGTTTCGATCAACGGAAGACTGATTCCAAAGGCGGCAAGGTGAGAACGTTCCGGTTTATATTGATTCACAAAAGCATACAGTTGTGAAAAGCTGCCGCTGTTGATTGTTAGCAGGTCGGGTGTTTGGATAAGCAAGCTAAAGCGTGCCCAGTCGGTTGCGGGATCAGGCGGAATAGATGATATTCCCTCTGTCAGTACAATATCAGGAAGTCCGACCGTGCGGCAGGCTTCGCGGATAGCCCATGGTGTGCCCATATATTTATGCAATCGTATTGACATCTTGATAAGTTCGCGTTGTTCCTCCTCTGTATTGGCGACTGTAAAACCACGTAAGCCATCGCAGTTAAACTGTTCGGCCAGATAGGGCAGAGCTTCCGAAGCACATGTATCCACAAGATAGGCCATAAAATCAGTTAAATCCCAATTATCCCATCTGATTTCCAAAGTATCATGGGTGACTTTCGCCAGTTCATAGTTATCTAAACTATTCGCTAATACACGTTTATCCATAATTTTGTCCTGTTGTGGTAACTGTGATGCTGTTACAAATCGGCACTTCGTCAAATTCGACAATGATATTCCCTGCTGTCCACGATGGAGAAATCACCTGAACATCGTATACATCCGGTATCCTGCAAACCTGGACAATATGTGAACGGATAATATCCAGACCGAGACGGCGGGATTTTGATTCCGTATATTCTTTCAAGGCTTCTAATACCTTAACTTCCGTCTCCTGTATATTTGCGCCTTCGTAAATTGTTAATTCGACTTCGATGTCGTAATAAATTTCCGTCGGTTCGGAAACGACAACCGTGTCGGTTAAAGGGCGTACTGTCTCAGCGCTGCAAACAGCATAAATATCGGCAATAACCTGTGCGTAAGTTCCTTCGGCGAGCAACGGAACGATATAGACTGTTCCCGGAATCGGCGAACTGACAGAAACATCGATGATAGCCGGATTGGCTGACTTTGCATGATAAGTATAACTCTGTCGGCTTCCTGCAGTCGAATATTGTGTGGGTGCGAGTTTGATGCGCTCACGTAATTGTTCATCGGTTTCTTCGTCAGAGCCTCCGCCGGTTGTCGTCATGTTTGTAACGGAAGATACAAATGCTAACGGATCGAGTATTTTATTTACAAATCCCGGCTCATATCCGTTTGCGGCCTTTCCTGCAATCTGTGCGGTTACAAGGGTTTCAACGGAATTAACAGAAGGGGGGATTGAAAGGTCGTCCGCTACTTCAAAAATCGCTTTACTGTCGCTTGTCGCTACACGTGTACCTGCCGCAATCACAACAGAACCATGTCCCGGAACGAGGATAAAACGGACAATACAACCGGCGTTTGCAGCCGGTAGCCGCTCGACCGCTACCAAACCGGCGATATAATCCAGTACCGGGGCACGGCTGAATTGGTAAAGCATTTGCGCCATGCCGGCATTAAACCGCTCCAAGAGCAAAACTTCGCGATAACCGATTATCTGTAAAATAAGTTGTTCGACCTGTGCGGGCTGTAATTGCCTGCCGAGCATTCCTTCCATTTGCGCCTTTATCTCTGACATAATCAGGTCGGGGTCGCGGTTTACAAAAGTTGGTATCTTTTCTTCCATATCTTTCTTGATTTATCATGTTAATCGGCAAACGCCAGGCGTCGCCTGTTTTGCTGCGCCTCGTCAATCCATCTTATAAACTCCGCTTTATGCTGACGTAAAGCTGCCAAAATATCCTGCGTGTGTCCACCATTTGTCACATTCACGGTCGGAGAATAGTTTACAGTCATACCGCCGAATGAGGATGTATTTACAATGCTACTCGTATCGCCCGTTCCACGCATTGCCTGCATAGCCAAACTTTTGGTAGCCATTGATGCACCTGTACCACCTCGTTCAATACCGAGAGATAACCCTTTTGTGATATTCATGCCAAATTCAGCGAAAACAGTAGACGGGGATTTGATGCCGAGAAAACTTGTAAACTTTTCTTTGATGGTGTTTCCCAGGTTTGATACCGTATCAACAACTTTGGTAAACATGGCTTTTACTCCATTGATAAGTCCCAGTATAATGTCTTTCCCGAAATTGAAAAACGTTGCATTCAGATTGGCAAACCATCCTTTCACTTTCGCAAATGCTTCGGTAAGCCACTCAATCGGGTTTAATGCCGCAAAAACAGCCTTGACTCGTTCCCATAGCCCTGAAAACCATTCAGCAATTGTGTCCCAATGTTTTATAATCAAACCATAAGGGGTGTAATTTAAGAACATATTCTTAATCCACTCCCAAACAGCGGTGAATATCGGTTTAACACTGTCCCAAAGTTTTACGAAAAAATCTTTTATCTTGTCCCAATTCTTTATGATCAAATACACAGCGGCGGCTAACGCAACAACGGCAGCAATAATCAGACCGATTGGATTGGCAGACATAGCCGCATTCCACAACCATTGTGCGGCTGCTGCTACTTTTGTCGCTATTGTCAATGCTAACTGTTTTGCTTTCATCAATGCTAATTGTGCAATATACTTCCCGAAATCAACGGCTTTTAATGCTCCGTTCCACAGCCATTGTGCAGCAGTTGCCATCTTTTGTGATGCCACAAGAGCCACATATTGAAGGCGAAATAAAACCATGCTGTTTTTTGCTGCAATAAAAGTGGCCTGAGCGCCTTTTACAACGGCTATCAAACCTCTGCCAACCGTTATGAATTTTCCACAAACAGATGTTACGAGACCAATTGATGTTGTTAAAATGCCTGTAACAATCAGAAATCCAGATACTTTTAGTGCTGCATCTGCTATTGTATTTACCAATCCGGTATTTTCTTTTATCCAGTCTTTAACTTTCTGTGCTACTTCAATGGCTTTTTGCACAAGCTGGTCAATTTTCGGAATAAGCGCCGAACCTATAACTGTTGTAAATCCCTGTACAGACATTTGCAATCGGGTCAGGTTGTCTTTAAACTCTTCCGATGCTTTTGCGGCTTCTTCATCAATCACAATGCCAAGACGCAGCGCTTCTTCTACCAATTGTTCAATGCTTGCGGATCCACTGTTCAATAACGGTATCAATTCAGCGCCGGACTTTCCAAACAGTTTCGTCGCAATCGTCGTTTTGCCTGCACTGTCTTCTGTCTTGGAAAACACATCGGCAATGTCTTTGAGAATATCTTCCTGTTTACGCATTTTGCCGGAAGTATCCTTGATGGAAATACCCAGACTTCTCAGACCATCTGACACTTCTCTATTGCCGCCTGCGAATGCGTTTGAAAGCGTTTTGTTAAATTGTATCATCGAAGTAGCCAGGGCATCGCTTTCAACATTTGCAAGTTTGGCGGCGTATGCGAGTTGCTGCCAAGCCTCAACACCCATGCCTACTTTTTGAGCCGTTTTGATTGCACTATCGCCATAGTCTGCGGTTTGTCGCGCCAGACTAACCATACCTTCAAAGACACCAACACCTGCAGTTGTCATAAGACCTCCTACCTTTGTAAAGTTCGCGCCAATCTTGTTAACGCTTTTTTCAAAAGCAGTCAGTTTAGCGGTTGACTGTTTGACCGCCGAACTAACGACAGCGGTCATCTTGTCTGTTGCAGCCAGGAGAAAACCGAGTTTTACTAAACTTGCTGTTACTGCCATTTCGTTATTATGTTAAAAAGTTGCGTAAAAATTGCATGTGTTGAAAAAAACAATTATCTTTGTCTGCCAATTAAATACAGATTATATTATGTTCGATGAAATATTCAATACTATATTAGGCACCATTAAGGGTATAGTTAGCATTGCATATATTCTTTTTCACCTGCTCATTTTAGGTTTGGGGGCACTTATTGCATACATAATGTTTGTTGCGTAGTTTCCTTACCTTCTCTCCAATCCTGCCAGAACTACTCTTACGGGTCGACTCACTTCCTGCTTATAAAAATCAAGTGCAACATTGAGGTACTCAAAAAAATCGTCTGTATCCAAATCCAAAACATCGTTAATCCCACCGCCTACGTAGTGCGCTAAAAACACTACATCAGCGGGGGAGATTAACCGTTTTTTTCCAAACCCATCACCTCATTAAACTGCGTCATTATAAGTATCAACTCGTCACCCGAAAAACAGTCAAGCAAGTCGTCATACACAATGGGATTTCCGTTTACCAAAATACTTTTTGCTACTACATGCAACCCTTTTGTATAATCGTCCAATTTCCCTGTTTGAATCGCTACCATGTCTCTCGTTATGGGTGGACGAATGGCGATTTTAGTGCCATCAGCAAGTTCAAATTCTTTTAAGATTTTTAACTCAACTGTCCTTTTTAATGCTTCCATACTTTGTTGATTGTTAATTATTAAATGCCAAGATTCGTTCTACGTTCTTCCAAAACGTCCTCGCCGTCTATTTTGAAGATGTTGTTGATGGCATCCACTTCGATAATCTCGTCGCCATCTACTTCCAACTTGTAGTAATTGACTGCAAGCGTGCTTTCGAGTTCTACATCTTCTTTTCCCTTGAAACTTCCGCCGGGATGCTTCGTGGGAAATCCGCGCAAGTAGACTACAATGGGCAGTTCTTCGACCAAACCGCCGTTATCGTATACAGCCTTTGAGGAGCGAACCATAATATCTACTGCCTTAAACGGGTTCGACAATGCTATCTGAGCGTCGTTATCGGGATATGTCCACTTAAATGTTGCTTCCATTCCTTCTATGCCGTTTGGGAAACGCGCCGTGCCAAACATGCCGAGCGACTGGTAATCATTCATGATGTAGTTCACATCCGGGCATGTGATTTCCGAAGCCTGCCCATGCTTCGATGCGTTGTTTACGTAAACATTTGCATCAAATACTTTATTAATCGTAAGCGCCATGTCATTCAATAGTTGTTAATTGTGATAAATCAATTGTGTACGTAAACGTAAGCCGCTGCATCGGAAGAGCAGGCGTAAAGTCAATATCGAACGTCAGATGACCCATCGCCAACTCACCGACCGGATTGCTCTCCGAACGATAAAAGCATTTCCCGTAAACGAGTTTACCCTGCGATACTAACTTGTTAAGATACTGATTCACAGTATTACGGATTGCATCTACATTTGCCTGAATAAAAGGTTTGTCGATAAATGGAATACATGCCTGCTCGATGGAGCGCTTCATAATCGCACGGGTGCGACGGACGCACTCGAAAGCGTCTACCCCCGTATTACCGGGAAAGCCGGTCGAGTAGTTACCCCACTCAACAATGCCATTTCCAAACATGCTTACAGCGGTTACAAAACCGGCTCCGTTTAACAGATTGACTTCACAGGCCGGGTCGCCAAGCGAGAACGTCAAATCAACGTCCATCCCTTCAATACCATAAACCCTGTGATTCGATGATGAGACATGCCATCCTTCCTCCAGGTCTGTTTTTGCCCGAAGTCCCGCCATAAAGGCTGACATCGGCTGATTCAAGAATTTCTGACTTGAAGGTACATCCGGGTCGTATAGCGGATTGGCAACTAAGAAATGCGGGAAAAGCAGTTTTTGCCCGTCATCAAGGTTTGCAAATTCGCCCGTTGTACCCCGACTTGCTATCGCCTCACCAAACGTGTAACCGTCGGGCGTGTCGATATAAGCCATTGCCTCCGTTTTGGCGCAGATGGTTTGTAGTTCAGATTTCACAGCGCCCATAGCCGAAAAGCGCGGGGCTATGTAAATCATCGGTTCAAACCCCCATTTCCCAAGCGCCGTTTCAAACAGTTTCAAACCGGTACGGACATTGGTAATGCTGACCTCACCGACAATATCGGCTGCCGTTACTGTTGCACTTGCATCGTCCACAGATATAACGAATACCAAAGCGCTGCCGCGACGGGTAGCCTGCTTGCGTATAGCCTGCAATGCTTCGGGTATCGTTCCTTCATTTCCAAACTGCGCATCGTCTTTCTCGCTCGTGCATAACACGAGTTTATTGTGTTCAGTTGCCTCTGATGTGCCGATAAGACCGATCACAGCCGTTACAACGTCGTTGACCGGCAGAAAATCGGATGGCAGATTGAGGTGTTCTATTCCGTGTAAAAAAGCCATTTCAATTTGTTTTTTAAGTTGTTACTTTTTTTTCTGCATTGGAACGCTTTCCGATGTGGCGACTTGCTTTTTCGGAGGTTCCAGATTCATTTCAGGAGCCGGTACAGGCTCAATTCTTTTCCTTTCCAGCAAAGCGCGGGTGGTGATATGGGTTTCTTCCAGTTCAATCACGTCTCCAGGTTTGCAGACATAATCCTGTTTGCCAATAGCAAAAACAAGATTCTCCAATACTCTGTATTTTTTCATACTTCAAAACTCATTTTTTGATTTATTTGTTTAATTGTGCCCGGGTCTTCTTTTTCCTCACGCATAATACGCAAGCGCGGAAAAGAGAACTTCAGGGCATAACACCATCCATTCTGTATACCTTCGATATAGCCAAACGATGTAAGTGATATTTTTTCGGTTGCATCGGGCAGTTTCCATTTCAACAGTCTCTGCTGAATTTCCTCTGCAACCGCAAAAACTCCTTTCTCACCATCACGGGTACGTGCATGAATCGATACTTCAAACGTGAGCGGCTCATATTGTGCAAAATCGCCAAGGTTAGGAGCGTCCTCAAACGTACTGCCCGAAAATATGACATAGATACGCGGTTTTGTTTGCGGCTTATTCAAGTCCGCAATCAAAGGTAAAGGTGAAACATCCCAATCGGCATGTTCCAACCGTTTTACAATCATGTTCTCGTAGACATCATACGTTATCATCACTCCTGGACTTTTTCGAGATTAGCAATATATGTGTCGCCATCGACTTTTGTTTCTACTTTCGTAATGAAATATCTCTCACCCCGTATAATCAGGTATTCATCATTTTGAGCGTCCGACAGTTCTTTCAGTCCGGTGAATGTATCCATAAACCATTCGGCGACAGGTGTTTCAGGGGGATATTCGTAAGTATCCGAACTGCCGATGTTTTCGGGTTGTGTTGGATATTTAAACAGTATCCTGCCTGTTTCAACTGCGCCGGTGGATGATTCCCAAACGGCATCTTCTCCCATGACTGCGAGGACATGGGAGAATGCCATTTGTTTGTATTCATCGAACTGTGTTACCATCAGAACAGGAGTTTAACGGATACGTAACCGTCTGCATCATCTTCCCACGCATGACCGATAAAGAGGTCGGTATCTGTGCGGGTGATTTCTTTTGTTGCAGGGTCGTAGTACAGTTTCAT